AGCTATTACATGACACCAACCCCCGTATTGCAATCCACTACTTATCAAGTACCTTCAATGGATATTGGCGGTAATATTGAAAGAGATATGTTTGCATATGTCCATAAGAATGAAATGGTACTTACCCCAGAGCAAGCAGATGTTATTCGTAACACGGCTAAAAATGGAGGTACTATTGGCAATGGTCATAGCTTGAATGGCGGTGCTACTGTTAATAGCAATGTAACTGTTTCTACGGTTGATTCTAAGGGATTTGACAGAGTTCTAAAGGATTACCAACGGCAATTATCGCGGAACGTAAAAAAAGGTATTCGCAATGGGTATCTTAACCCCAAAGGCTTAATGTAAACTTGAAGCCCTACTGATGTAAAAATCGGTAGGGCTTTTTTATTTTGTGTAAACCAAAAGAACTTTTTTATGGTGCTATAATATGATTATAGAATTTTTATTATGCGCGTATTATATATAACGCGCTATTTTTTATAGGGAGGTGTAATTTGTGAGTGATTTGTTATTCCCCACTTTGAGAGGGTTATCTTATCCGATTGGGAAAGTTCCCCATTGGAAAACTTTACAAAATCAGACAATAAGCGGGGTGAAAAAGTTTGTTCAACTTTACACCTATCCTTATTATGAATTTACACTAAGTTTTGATTATTTAAGTGATGAAAATAGTCAAAGTGACGATATACGGACGCTTGCAGGTTTTTATAATCGTGTAGGCGGTGCAGGTGTAGACTTTCTTTATGCTGACCCGTTATTTGAAGATAATACTGTAGAAATGCAGAAATTTGCAGATACGGACGGCGAAACAAAAAAATGGCAATTAACACATGAAGTCGGTGGATTTATTGAACCGATTTTTGGCATTTTAGAGCACCCGCAAATTTTTTCTAAAGAAGGTTCTAACGCTCCTGTAGAACTTACGGAAGGTACAGACTATGAAATTAATTCATTAGGAACGGTTATGTTTGACAATGCTCCTAGTGATGGTAAAACCCTTTATTGGTCTGGGAAATGGTATTATCGTTGCCATTTTGCACAAGACGAAGCAACTTTAGAGCAGATATTTTTTGGCGGGTGGGCATTAGAAGAATTGACGCTTGAATCTATAAAGGTGGATTGATGAAATGAAAACGTGTTCGGATTCTTTAAAGGCACTTCTCCACCAATATAGGACAGGGGAGAAACGTACATGGTATATAGCTGATTTATATACTATGTGGCTGAATAGTTCTGAAAGAACTGATAAGCTGTTAGGGTGGAATCCTTATAGTAGTGGAAATATTGTATATGCAAGTGGTCGATTTGGATTAGGTCTATATGACCCTGCAAGGTCTGAGGCTGATATAGGGAAACCACTTATAAAAGCGTCTAATCCGTCAGAAGAAGTTTTTGATTGGAATGAAAACGATTGGACTATTGAATATTTTACTAGATGGACAAGTTTCCCTTTTGGATATTTAAGTGCAGGTGGGACTTATTTTTCTGTAACCGATTATAATTTTATGAATCAAAGCGGGTTTAGAATGGAATCGTCTACATTTGCTGTAATGCAAAATTTTTTGTTTTGGACGTATCTTAATGGGGAAAGAACCGAAAAAGTGGTTGCCATTTCATTAGGTACAGAAGGTACAAGTCAGTATGCTAATGTACATTATGCTGTTTGCAAAAAGGGGAGAGATATTTATACTTTCTTTAATGGGAAAAGAACATCCGAGTACCATTTGGCAGATAGTGAAAAAATAGATATTCCAAGTAATGCGTATATGTATATAGACGCAAGCGCGGGGGATTGTATTATGGACGAATTTAGAATATCCTCTTGCGCTAGATATACCCAACCTTTTGATGTGCCAACACAAGAATTTACACCAGATGTAAATACGTTAAGTTTGTTGCATTTTAACGGTAATCTTAATGATGAAGGCTTTATGGCTGACCCTCCTACGGGCATGAAAGATTTTAGAAGTGGTGAAATGTATTTATATACAGGACATGACACGGATTTAACTTGTGGTGGTAATAAATATCGTCATATCGCGATTGAACACGGCGATATAGAAGAATCACGCGGGACGGAAACCGCAACAATGGATTTAACTATAAATTATAATCCGTCTGATACGATTACCCCTAATGATGAAAGAACATGGTTCAAGGCATTAAAAGATGGCATTTTTGACAAGGCTTATGTGTCATTGGATAGATTATATTCGCCTATTCCGTGGCAATATAATATGCCTAATATTCCTATAGATTATGTGTTAAAATCACGTTTCTTTGGGCGTATGGAAGTGCAGGAAGTTAAATTAGACCATGCAAGTATTCAAATAAAATCCCCTACAGATATGTTGTCAAAAGAATTACCACGCAATCTTGTAAAACCTTCTTGTTTGAACCATTTTGGTGATTTTATGTGTCAAATTAATCCAGAAAATTATAAAGTGCATACTACAGCACAAGAAGGAAGTAGCAAGGGGATTATAGTTGTAGACAGTAATTACCTTGATGGATATTTCAATAATGGTATGATTTATAGTACAAGTGGTAAGAATAAAGGACAGTATTCTTCAATAAAGAGTTTTTCTAATCATAGGGTTATTTTGTTTAAGCCGTTTACAGAGGAAGTAAATGCAGGAGATACATTTGACCTTTTATGTGGTTGCGATAAAACAATGAATACTTGCAAAAACGTATATAGCAACCTTATCCATTTCAGAGGTTGCCCGTTCTTGCCTTGTAAAAATGTACTTATGTGAGGTGAAATAGTTATGCAGAAAGAACAAGAAGCATTAGAGCGTATGCGTTTAATAGAAGAAGCAAAAACATGGATTGGTACGCCTTATCATTCAGAAGGTAGGGTAAAAGGGGCAGGGTGCGATTGCGGAACTTTTTTGTTAGGAGTTCTTGAAAATGCAAAACTTCTTCCTCATATTGATATACCGCATTACCCAGAAGATATAGCTTGCCATTGTGCCGTTCCTAAATATCTGATGAAGATTGAAGAATATTGCCAACGGGTAAATAACAATGACCGAAAAATAGGGGATATTCTTGTGTACCAATTTCAAGGTTCAAAAGTTCCTCACCATGCGGCGTTTGTGTATGATAATGAATACTTGATTCATTCTTATACCAGACAAGGGGTTATTATCAGCAATATGAGAGGGTATGAATCCTCTTTATATGGAGTATATAGGTTAGATAGGTGGTGCAAGTAAATGGGCTTTTTGTTCAAGACAAAAACAATAAGAAATAGCACCTCTAGGATTTCTGCATTTGCGGTTAATCAATCGTCCTATGGCGTACCGATAAAAATTGTTTTTGGTACTACTGTAGTTGCTCCTGTTCTTCTTGATTACATGGATTTTACAGCGATTGAACACGTTGAAACACAAGAAGCAGGAAAAGGCGGTGGCACAAGGTCAGAAAATGTTTCATATACTTATACCGTTGCCGCAGATATGGCATTAGCAGAAGGAGTTTGTACAGGCGTTGGCAAAGTTTATGCTGATTCTAAAACGACAGATTTAAATGCTTTGGGATTAACCTTCTTTAATGGATATTTAGGTGGATATGAAAAAAGAGCAAATTCTACCGCCCTTACTACTTTAAATATGTATGTGAAGGGGCAACAATATCCGTGGGGGTATATGGAAACTAATCACCCAGACCATGCACTTGTTTATGGCGGTATTTGCCATGTAGCAGGTGTTTTAGATTTGGGCGAAAGTTCTTCCTTGCCAAACCTGAATTTTGAAGTTTTTGGACTTTGCACTTCCGCACAAGGACAACCCTCCAATGAAAAAATGCAACAATATGCTTATCAAAAAGAAATTGAAATATCCAATTTCCAGAGTAATAGGTTTGTTGAAGAATTTGTATTTGATTCGCTTAGTGGTGCAGGACATTGGGAAACGCTTGATTCTCGTTACTATACGATAGAACAAAGTAAAGACCAATACGGGAATGATAAAGCAGGGGTTTATACTTATAAATTCAATTTTGACGATAGAGAAGATGGCTATTATCGCCCAGACCCTACTTATATTCGCATTTATTATTATGCTATTGAAGCTAATGTATCATTTACGGCTACAGACGCTAATCCTAGTGATATTATTACTTATATTTTGGAGTCAGAAGTATTTGGTGCACAGTTCCCTACAGCGTTAATAGGTGATTTGAGTGAGTATTCGGCTTATTGTAAGCAAAACGGCTTATTGATTTCTCCTTCTTATGATTCGTCAATAGCTTGTACGGACATTATCACTCAATTAATGGAGTGTACCAATAGTGAATATGTGTTCAGTCAAGGCAAAGTAAAAATAATTCCTTATTGGGATAGTTTACCTGCTAATTATGCTATTACGGATAAGGATATTTTAGACCAAGATTCTGAATCAATATCCATTGAAAGAACTTCTGACGCTGATATTTATAATATTATTCCGTTGGAACATCTTTCAAGAGCAAATGACTATAACACTAACATGGTTTATGCTACTAATGAAGGGGATATCGAAATTCATGGGATAAGACAAGCGGGAACATTTACGCACCATGAAATTATGACTCCACAATTAGCGCAAGCCGTTGCACAAGTTATTTTACAGAAACAATTATATAACCGTAACAAGTACACCATAAGAGTAGGACAAGAATTTATCTTGCTTGAACCTATGGACGCTTGCACCCTTGAATGTGAATTGGCAGGAATGGGGATTACTTCTGTTAGAGTGGTTTCGATAAAAGAAAATGCAGACGATTTTTCTTTAGACATTACATTTGAGGATAATTTTTCTGGGACTCTAACCGCCCCAGATTATGCGGTTCAAATACCAGAAAGAGCCGTTCCGATAACAAATGCAGAACCTAGCAATGTAAACTATCCTATGATTTTTGAATTGCCTTATGCTTTATCGAAAAGCGCAAATAAACTTGATGTATGGATTTATGCAAGTGGACAAAATTCATATTGGGGCGGTTGCAATGTTTGGGTTTCAGAAGATAATAATACTTATAGACAAATTGGCGTGATAAGTAATTCTGCAACACAGGGGCAATTAGCGTCTGATTTGCCGATAGGGACTGACCCAGATACTACAAATGAACCGCTTGTAAAAATGCTTGCAGGTGAATTGAAATCTACCACTAAAGATGGTGCAGATTCCTTTGTAAATCTGTCATATGTTGATGGTGAATTTATTTCTTATCAAACGGCAGAATTGGTAGATACAGGAACATATAAACTTTCATATATTCGTAGAGGGTTATATGGGTCTGAAATTAAAAATCATAGTTTGGGTGCATACATTGTAAAATGTGATAAAACGAGATTGAGTTATAATTTTAGTGTAGACAATATTGGGAAAACATATTATGTGAAGTTTACTTCATTCAATATTTTTGGCACTAATACACAGTCGCTTAGTGATGTTGAACCGTATGAATTTACGGTTCGCGGTATCGCTTTGAATTATCCACCTAACCCCATAAACAATGAAACACTTATGACCTATTACACGGATAATAAATTATTTGCTGAATGGGGGGCTGTATATGACGAAAGAAATATCTATTATGAAATTCGTAAAGGTAGTAGTTGGAATAATTCTGTAGTAGTAGGTAAAACCAATAGTACAAAATTTCAGTTTACATCTAGCGGTACTTATTGGATTGCTACAGCTTTTGACGGAACAGATAAAACATATTATGCTTCTCCTGTTAGCGTCAATGTTGAATATACGATTGTAGGCGAAATTATAGGTAGCAATGAAGAATCCATAGATTTATGGATTGGTACTTGTGATGATACGGTAGTTATTCCGTAAGGGGGTTAATAAAATGGCTTTTCTTAAATTGTATAATAATAATCCTACTGATAGCGGTACGGACGGTAATGTGGTTTCGGAAGGTGGTGCAGGGACTAATCCCGTTGCTGTTTCATTGGATGGTTCTATTAGCGAAAACACTACTGTAAAATTGGCTTTGCGGTGTGATTCTGGGTATCAGACCAGAGGGAATACAACCATTACAGCGATAGGAACAACAACGGGGTATTGGTCTTTTTGTGCTACCGCTGATGGTACTTTCACAAGCACATTAACGATTTCAGATACCATTGGTGCAACTAATAAATGTTTTTATGTGAAAGCGTCAAGTTCTACGACAGAAACGCCTGTTATTGATACAAGCGTTTCGATACAGGTGGTCGCAAAAGTTGAAGTTGTAGAATAAAAGAAGGTGTTTATTATGGGATATAAATATTTAAACACTTGTTATCCAGAATTATTTGATTCGGCGGTAGGGTATATTATTCAAGATAATGCTATTAGAAATCGTGAGTCACATATTACTTCTACATTAACGAATGGAATTTCAAGAAAAACATCAACAACTTCTTTATATCTTAAATTTACAATAGCTACAAATGTGAGTTCTGATACTAACCGTCAAATATGTAACATAGTAACTTCAACCGCTAATAAAAATTTATTAATTATAGAAAATTCTTCACAAATTATAGTAACAGACGCGAATGGAACTTTTAGAGAAGAACTTTCTGTCCCTTCAAAATCGACAACTTTCCCTTCCGCTAATCATCAACGTGATTTATTTATTCATTTTGATACAGTTCAAAATGTTGCGGATATATATGCTGATGGTATTTTGTATGGTTCTGTAACTTGTGGAAATAATGGGGAAACGATAACGGATGTTTCATTAGGAGCATTAATCGGTGGTATATATTCTCAATATTATGTGTATATAAGCAATGTAATAATTTCTGATACAGAATTTCCTCTTATAGAATCTGTAACAGAAATAACTCCTACAATTACTTCAAATGATTGGACGATAACAGATGGAGTAGCGTCTACAGATACTTTAGGTGCTTCTATGACTATTACAGCCCAACCATCATCTATTGACGAAACAAAAAAAAACGTAACAGGATATACAATACCTTTGCTTAATTGTATGCCAGCCGCTACAATTAATTCTCTTAATATAACTCAAGGTACTGTTACCAAAAATGTAAAACTTCCATTAGAAGCTAGTACAGAATCGGATAATTTTACTGTTTCTCAATTAGCGGATATTTCTGCAACGGCAATAGCAAGTTATACTTCATAAATAGGGGGTAAATATGAATAATATAGGATTACGCTTTAACGGCACAAATTCATATTGTGAAATCCCTATTTCAGTTAAAAATGCAACAACATGGAAAGTAACTATTAATTTTATTGCATATTCTACTTCTAGCGGTAGTCAAATATATAATCAACCATGTATATTTGGCTTTGATAGCGGTGGGTATAAATCACGGGATTTTCATATAGATATAAAAGCAGGAAATTTATTTATTTTTAGTGGGTTATCTGGCACAAATAATGCGTCACAGTTAGTTTATGGTACATTAACTAATGGTAGTGGTGATTTTGGTTGGGATACTCAAAAATATGTTTCTGATAAGACATTTCATGTTGTTGAGGTTGAAGTATCATATACAGAAAAAAAATTATCTGTATACCTTGACAATGAATATTTGGGTTATCTGAATATAGTCAATACAATCAATTCAAACGTTCTTTATTTAGGTGCTTCATATACAGGTGAAAAAATATATGCTAAATTTGATTTGTTTGAATTTGAATTAAATGTTGACGAAAATTTGGCTGTAGAATATCTTCCTACTGAAACGGCGGTTACAACAAAATCCTTAACAGACAGTTCTGGGAATGACCGAAATGGTATTTTGCGTGGAGATTTTTCAGTTATAGATGTAGATGTTAGCAATGTAACAACAACCCCTAAATTATTTGTAACTACAGTTCCACAAGAAGTTAGTGTAACCCCTAAATTATTTGTAACTACAGTTCCATATTCTACAACAGTAACAGTTAATAGCGATACTAAACGTAGTGTTCATATCGAAGAAACAACAGAATTTGACACAGAACGTGAAGTAACAGATGGTGTATCTACAGTAACTTTACGGACAGATACAAAACGTAAAGTATTTGTTGAATATATAATAAATGCAGATACATCACGAACTATAAAAACATATAGCTATTTGTATTTCAATACAGAAAGAACGGTATCAAATGCAAGCAAGGTAGAACCTAGCATTACAAATACTTATCATAATGTATTGACGTTAGCACCGTTGTATGGAACAGATTTTAGTAAAGGTGTAAAATCAGAAGGTACGTATCAAATTCCTGCTGAACATCAAATTATTAATAATGCGGGAAGTATGGCATATATTGATGTTGATATTGACGCAGAAACTTTTAATGTTTCACAATGGATAGATTCAGTAAGAGTTTTTGATGATATTATCAATTTTGATGGCGGGGATGTGGGAAATTGTGTAACTATAACCCCTTATGTCCGTACTTCTGATGATGGTACTACGTTTGGAAATTGGCAATATCTTTATAGTGGTTCACAATATAAAGGTAAATACTATGACTTTAAGCTAAAATTAAGCACAACCAACTATAACATAACGCCCGTTGTAAAGAAGTTTGGCTACACAGTACATAGTTAAGGAGTGTCGAATTATGCAAAACTCAATTTTAATACAAAATGGTACAGGCGCGGAAGTAAGAACACAGATAAATAATGCGCTCCAAACCATTGTTACGGATTTTGCAGGAGGTCTTGACCCTGCTACAATGAATCCCAATAATGCTTATCCATTTTGTACATGGCTTGATACAGGGAATAATCTATTAAAACGCAGAAATGCGAATAATACTTTATGGATAGATATAGGAACAATAGATTCTAATGGAAAGATTCTTTTATTCGGCGTATATGGACAACGCGGAACGGTAACAATAACGGCTGATACTACGCTTACAAACGACCATTCAAATAAATTATTAGTTGTTAATACTTCTAGCAATATTACTTTAACAATGCCCCAAGAACCAACCCCATATATGACCTTCAAAATATTTAATAAGGGTGCAGGAACAGTAACATTGGCTTATGGTACTTTTTACGGGGCTACAGGGGCTACTACCAATATTGTGTTATCTCAAAATCAAAGTGTAGAATTACATTCTGATGGCGTAGCTTTTTATAGTATTTAAGAGGGTGGTTAAATTGCAAGATGTAGAAAAAGTGCTATTGGCTATTATTCCTACGCGAATAGAAGCAATCTGGGGAACGAT